CAACTTTGTAAAGAAAGAAATCGGTTTAGTAGGTTCATATTTTAGCAGACCAAATACATGTATAGCTTCAACAAGCGATTATACTTTTATTTATAACAATAGAGTAATTGACAAAGCAATCAAAGGATTAAGAAGTTTCTTATTACCATCTTTAGCAAGTCCATTAGTAGTAAATGCTGATGGTACTTTAAGTGAAGATACAATAGGTTTCTTTAATTCTTTATGTGAAAGAGCTTTAGAAGTAATGCAGCGTGATTTTGAACTATCAGCATTTAGTGTAATAATAGATCCAAGTCAAGATGTATTAACTGACAATGAATTAACTATTGCAGTTAAATTAGTTCCAGTTGGTGTTGCTGATACAATTACAGTTAACATAGGTTTCGCATTATCAATTTAAAAAATAAAAAGACATGGCATATCCAATAGCACCGTTAATAAACGGAAAATCATATGAGTGGGCTGATATAGTTGTAAACGTTTTAGGAACGCCAATTATCGGAATCACGAACATTGAATACGAAGAAAAACAAGGAATGGAAAATATTTACGGAGCTGGACGATTTCCAGTATCGCGTGGATATGGTAAAATAGAACCAACAGCTAAAATGACTGTTTTAATGGAAGAATTAGAGAATATTCAACTTGTTGCGCCATTAGGTCGCATCCAAGATATTCCTGAATTTGACATTATAGTTATTTACTTAGATGCTGCATTAATTACTCGTAAACATGTATTGAAAAATTGCAGATTTATGAATAATAAAAGAGGTTCATCAAGTGGAGATACTTCAATCCCTGTTGATTTAGAATTAATTTTATCACACGTTCAATATTTATAATTTATTTATTATATTTGTAAAAAAATACAAATATGAAAACGCAAAATGAATTAGAATTAGAATTAGTTAAATTAAAACAAACTCATAAAGTAGTAAGAACTTTAGAAGTATATTTAGATACTGATACTGAAGAAACTGCTACTTTATTTTTAAAAAAGCCCGATAAAACAACACGTTCTTTAGTTAGTAAATTAGTTAATCAAGATAAATTTAGTAATGCAGTTGTAGCTTGTTTAAATGCTCTTTACATTGGTGGAGATGAATTAAAATTAGTTACTGAAAATGACGATGCTGTTGAAAGTGCTGGAATGGGAGTTGTTGATTTATTAACTGTTCAAAAAGCAATTTTAAAAAAAAATTAGATTATTATAAAAAGCAAATAGAAACGGATGAGATAGCAAGAAATAATGCGCTTATCCGTTTTTTTTATAGAGAAAATCCCGAAAGTTTATCGGATAGCCAATGGGCTAAAAGAGTATCTGAAATGGATTATTGTTTAAAATATCAAGGCACTAGAGTAGATAAAATAGATGGCTAACAATTTAGAATATACACTAAGACTAAAAGATTTATTTAGTAAAACTATGCAGGGAGCTGCTAATCAAGTAAAAGGATTAGATGGTAAAATGAATAGTTTAAAAACTAGGTTAAATGGTATGGGTTCTATGATAGCTGGAGCATTTGCTGTTGGTAGTGTTGTATCATTTGGTAAAGCTGTTTTAGAGTCATTAAAAAATTATGAATATTTTCATGCAAGTTTAAAAGTTTTATTATTTGGTAACGAAAAAGCTGCAAACGCTTTAGAAAAACAATTAATATCTTTAGCAAAAACAACTCCATTTAGTTTAGTTGAGGTTCAACAAGGTAGTAAGCAATTATTAGCTTATAGTTTTGCTGCTAGTACAATTGTAGATAATATGAAAATGTTAGGTGATATTAGCAGTGGTGTTGGAAAGCCTTTAGGAGAATTAGTTTATTTATATGGTACATTAAAAACGCAAGGGAGAGCATTTACAAAAGATATTAATCAATTTACAACCGCTGGTATTAATTTATTGCCACAATTAGCAAAGCAATTTAAAGTTACTGATGCTGAAGTAATGAAGTTAGTTCAAGATGGTAAAGTTGGATTTAAAGAAGTTGAAAAAGCGTTTAAAGCAATGACTTCTGCTGGAGGTCAATTTTTTGGAATGATGGATGTTCAATCAAAAACAGTTGGAGGTCAATTATCAATGTTAGGTGATAGTTGGGAACAATTAAAAGTTAAAATAGGACAATCTCAAACTGGAATTATTGCCAGCACTACTTCATGGCTAAATAATATGTTAGATGGTATTAATAGAGGTATTGATTCTATGAATTTATTAGACAAAGCATTTAAAGGTACTGAAAGTTCTCAATATGGTTTTTTTCAAAAATATCCACTTCATTATTGGCAACAATTAACAGGATTAGCAGGATTAAAACCAATTGAAGGAAGTTATACTGAAATGCGACAATATGGTGCTGGAATGCAAAAAAACTTAGGTGAAACATCTAAAGATAGATTAAGTGCGGCAACTAATAATGCAACAATATCTAATATGATAAAAGGTATTTTTGCTGATAAAACAATGTCTGCAATAGAAAAAAATAGAAGGGTTGGAGTTTTACAAGAAATAAGAAAGCAAAATTTAGAATCTATGTCTATGTTTGGTTTAAAAGAAAATAAAAGCCAAATAGAAGGTGCTGGCGGTGTTGATGGTGGCAAAGGAACTAAATCATTAGGAACAGGAACCGAAGTAACAGGACAGCGCCCGCAAGCTATAAACATAAACATAAATGAATTAGTACACGAATTAAACATACAAACAAATAACATGCTTGAAGGTGCTGGTCGTATGAAGGAGTTAGTTTCTAAGGCATTATTAGAAGCGGTAAATGATATTAATTTAATTGCAATGGCATAATGAACAATAATTTTAAACCAAATACAAAAGGGCAAGCTGAATTAATATTAAAAACTGCTGGCGGTGCGGCTGCTAAAACGGCTATACACGCTGCTTTTGTTAATTATAAAGAGATTGCAAAAGAACAAGGGTTATTTGATGTTACAACTTTAATAGAAACTAAAAAGGGTAAATTTGGTCAACAAATATTTGATGAATTTACTTTTTTAGCTGATAGTGTAAATAAATTAACTTATGAAATGCCAAATGAATATGGAAAAAATAGTATTATTATTATTGCTCCATTTACTTTTGAAACTGCTTTAATAGAAGTAAATCAAACTAAAAATATAGTTAAAACTTCAATTAGTGGAATGAATGGTACTGTTAAAGAGTACATGAGCAACGGAGATTTTATAGTTAATTTAAAAGGTGTTATTGTTGGAGATATAGCAAATCAAAGACCAGATAGAAATGATTTAAACGCTTTGGTTGCTTTTTTAAATGCTCCATTATCTATACCTATTAGCTGTACTTTTTGCGAAGAATTTAAAATAAATAGTATAGTTGTTGAATCTTATAAATTAAGTCAAAGAGAGGGAGCAAGGAATATTATTGATATTGAAATAAATATGATTTCAGATAGTGCTATTGAATTAAGCACAAGTTTAGAACAAAAAGATATATTTTCAAAACGAGTTCCATACGTTCAAAAATCAATGTTTTAATGTTCCAATGCAACTGTAAAATAACTATCACGTCAAAAGGTACTAATCGAAATGTTAGTTTTAACTTTGTTCATTCTATTGAGATTGAAAGTAGTTATGAGAATTTAACCGATACTTGTAAAATTACTATACCTCGAAAACTTAGTTTTGAAGGTAAAAATTTATTTGAAGGTAGCGATCCAATATTTAAAAGAGGTGATAGTATTGAAGTATCAATTGGTTATGTGCCTAATTTAACAAGTGTGTTTACTGGTTACATTAAAAATGTAGGAACAAATGTACCAACGGTTTTGGAGTGCGAAGATGAAATGTATTTGTTAAAACAATGGACTGTTAATTACCCATCAAAAGTTGGATTAATTGAACGTTCAAAAAAAGGTAAATTATTAAAACATCCTAAAATTATTCCATTTAGCGTTAAATTAGATGAATTATTAGATTATTGTTTAACGGACCACGATATTGAATATGATATAATAGATGATATTGATTTAGGTCAATTTAGAATGATTAATGCAACTCCTGCTGCTGCTTTAGACAAACTTAAATCAGAATATGGTTTATATTCTTATTTTGTGGATAAGGTAAATAAAACAACTGGCAAAGTAGTAATAGACATTAAAACTAATAAACCAGTTCGTGTTTTACATGTTGGTTTTGCAAACGATGCTGCTATTACTCACGAATCTACTTTTAAAATGGAAGAAGTTATAATTAATAGCGACACTTTAGAGTGGTCAAGGGCTGAAGATGTTAGAATACAATGTTCTGCAATTTCGATGTTTCCTGACAACACTAAAAGTGATCCTATTATTGTTGGTGATCCAGATGGTAACCAAATTACTATACATAAGTACAACATGAGTGCATCAGCTTTAAAATTAGCTGCTGAAGAATGGATTAAGGAAAATAAATATACAGGTTATAGAGGTGATGTTGAAACGTTTGGAGAACCAGTTATGAAACATGGCGATAGGGTAAAAATTATAAGTACAAAATTACCTGAGCGTGATGGTACATTTTTAATTAAGAAAGTAAAAAGAATTTATAGTGTCGATGCTGGCAATCATCAAATATTTACATTAGGAGCAAAAGTAGGATAATGAGCAAAGATTTAAGAGATGCATTAAGAAGTTTAGTAAAGCCAAATAATGATGGTTTTAGTAAAGTATGTACTATTGATAGTGTTGATTTAACAACGTTAACATGTTATTGCGTTCCGTTAAATGATGATGCTGATATTATTAATGTACGTTTAATGGCTAATATTGATAATGGTTTCTTATTGATTCCAGAGGTTAATAGTATAGTAGTTGTATCTTTTTTAAGTGATGATTCTGCTTATGTATCTTTGGTTTCAAAGGTTAGCGAAGTACAGTTAAATGGTAAAAACTTTGATGGTTTAGTTAAAGTTCAAGAATTAACTGATAAATTAAACGCTTTAGAAAATAAGGTAAATGATTTAATAACTGCATGCAGTAGTCAAGTTGTTACTTTAGCACCAAGTGGAACGTTTCCTTTAGCTTCGTTTTTTACATCAGTAACTCCATTAGTTCCAACACAACAATTAGAAATAGAAAACATAACAATATTACAAGGCGATGGCAGTTAAAGATATAACATTAGATGATAATTTTGATTTAATTATTGAGAATGGAGATTTTAAGGTTTCTGATTCCGATATGCAACACATTCAGTTAATATGTATAACTAATTTAGGGCATTGGAAACAGTTTCCTTTAGTTGGTGTTGGTATTGAACAATACATAGCTTCAAGCGGTCAAACAGATGCTTTAAAACGTGCAATTAATATACAATTAGCTGCTGATGGATATAAAGTAAATGATATATTAGTGCAAGGTACAAACGAGAATTTTACTTATTCAATAGATGCAGAAAGAAGTTAAGGTTTTAAACGGTCAAAGTATTTTTGATATAGCATTATACTGCTATAACGATGCTACATTGGTTTATAATTTAATTAATGAGAATAGTATCATTACGGATATAAATATGAATTTAACAGGCTTAAATTTGGTTTATACTCCTATTGAAATCATAAAATATGAAGCCAAAGAAAATCCAAATAAAGTAAATAAAGTAGTAACAATAAAAAAGGAACAAAGCCTATTTGACTTATCTTTACAGTATTACGGTAATGTTGAAAATGTTTATGATTTAATACAAAGTAATAGTTATTTAGATAGCATTTTAACTGATAATTTTAACGCTAATGTGTTAAATTATACAAGTGAAGTAAATTATGTAAATAGCTATTTTAGTAAAAACTTAATAGATATTGCAACAAAACCAAATGGAATAACAATAGAAGGTAGTAATTATCTATTACAAGAAGATGGTAGTTATTTATTACAAGAAAATGGATTTAAAATTATACTATAATGCCAGATAAAAAAATAAGTGATTTAACAAGTGCCGGAACATTAACAGGTGCGGAACAAGTTCCAATAGTTCAATCTGGATCAACTGTTAAAACTCTTTTAAGCACATTAAGTAACTATATTAAATCAACTATAACTAATTTTGTACCTTATACAGGTGCAACAAGTGATGTTAATTTAGGTGAGTTTGGAATACAATTAGGTAATTTAGAATTTGATAATACGCCTACTAATATACCACCAACTGCTGGTAGTGTAGTTTGGAATGATACAGATGGAACTTTAGATTTAAAATTAAAAGGTGGCAATGTTACTTTACAAATCGGACAAGAACAAGTATCAAGGGTAGTAAATAAAACAGCAACAAACATTACTTTATTAGAATCTAACTATCAAGCTGTACGAGTTACAGGGGCGCAAGGGCAAAGATTAAAAGTTGATTTAGCTTTAGCAACAAATGATTTATTAAGTGCTGAAACAATTGGTTTAGTAACGGAAACAATAGCGAATAATCAAGAGGGTTTTATAACGACAAGCGGATTAGTAAGAAATATAAATACAACTGGTTCACTGCAAAGCGAAACTTGGGCGGATGGAGATATTTTATATTTAAGTCCAACTACTGCTGGTAATATTACAAATGTAAAACCAACTGCACCAAATCATATAGTTATTATTGGGTATGTTGTTCACTCTCATATAACTCAAGGAACTATTTTTGTAAAAGTTGATAATGGTTTAGAATTAGATGAGCTTCATAATGTTTTAATAAATAGTGTAGCTAACAACGATGTTTTAACTTACGATAGTGCTACAAGTTTATGGAAAAATAAACAAAGCAACTATTTACAAATAGTTTCAAAAGATATTACCGATAGCGCAGCTTTAACAGGAACAACTGCCATTACTTTAATGAAGTCTATACTTATACCCGCCAATACTTATGCAACTGGTGACGTGGTTAAGATATTAAATAGAGTCATTAGAAGTACAGTAACAGGAACTGCTAGTAATTTATTCTACATTAATACAACTAATAGTTTAACTGGTGCAACTCTTGTTGGTACTCAGTCCGCAGCTTCAAGATACTATGCAAATGAACGTAATTTATATATTAAGTCAACAACTATAAGTGAAACTCTTGATGTTGCTACTTCACTTAGTAGTGATGCAAATGTATCTTCAGCAAATCCAAACAGTAACTTAAACATTGATTGGTCAGTTAATCAATATATTATTGCAGCTTTTCAAAATGCAGCGGTGGGTAATAGTACGGTAATGAGTTCACTAATTTTACAAAAATTTTAATGGAAAATTTAATTAAAAAAGATAATACAATTACTTGGCGAAATATTGAAAACGCTGAAATAATTGATGTTCAAAAATTAGACGAAATGGCTTTACATTTAACATTAGCGGAATATGGCACTTACTATTTTGACTATCCAAATACAAGTGTAAATGACATTAACTATAAAACAATAGACGAATTAATAATTATATTAAAAACAAAATAAAATGGCACAAGAATTAGAAAAATTAGCTGGTAATAACGGAAGTAAATTAATTACTGGAACATCAGCAAATACAATTAACCATACAGCATTTTCAGTTAGAGAAGATACAGTTATAAGCGTTTTAACAGGCATTAACGATTTAGGGGTTGCAACTGATTATAAAGTTTCTTTAGGATTAAGTGGTGCTACTTTAAAAGCTGGTGATTATTATTGTGTACCTATGAATAATAAACTAACAGCTTTAACTTTAACAAGTGGCTCAGTAATTCTTTACTAATATGATAATAGGCAAAGCAATAAGTCCGTTTAGCATTAAGCGTAGAAGTAATGGCGGTGGTGGCGGTGGCACAGATGCCGATGCGCAAGCGTTTATAACGGCTAGTGGTATTAGTGGCACAGAAGCTACTGCAATTAATACTTTGGTAGTTACTTTAAAAAGTGCTAACATTTGGACAAAAATGAAAGCGGTTTATCCAATGGTAGGCGGAACTGCTACAAGTTGTAAATGGAATTTAAAAGATGCGCGCGACCTCAACGCTGCATATAGATTAGTATTTAGTGGGGGAGGTACGTTTAGCGCAAATGGGTATCAACTAAATGGAACCAATGCTTTTGCAGATACTTTTTTAAATCCATCAACACAATTAACATTAGCATCTACACATTTAAGTTATTACTCAAGGACTGCAACTCCAGTTGGTTCTACGGTTGAAATTGGTGTTAATAATGGTGGTGCAAGTTATCTTCATTTAAGAAATGCTGCTAATTTTATAGCAGGAAGCACTACTGTAATAGTACCTTTTACATCAACACTTAATGCTCAAGGTTTTTGGGTAGGTAGTAAAAGAAGTAATACTGATAGAGAAACTTATTTAAACGGAACTACTCAAAGCACAGTTACAACAAGTGATACAACATCATATGTTAATGCTAATATGTATTTAGGCGCTTCAAATCAATTAGGAATTACAGCTAATTATTCTAACAAAGAATGCGCATTTGCTTCAATTGGTGACGGCTTAACCGATGCTGAAGTAACAGCATTTAGAACAGCCGTACAAACTTTTAACACAACTTTAGGTAGACAAGTATAATTATGAAACTAACAGATATAAAACAAGCGCAATGGGACTTATACGTTGGCTTATTAACAATAGAACAAAAAGATAGTTTATTAGTACAATGGTATGCGCCTGACTGCTATTTTAACCCGATTCAAGACTTAAACGACAATTGGATTATTAGCGTTGAGGAAATGGCTAATTGCACAAATGAAGAATTTATTTGGGTTAAAGATTTACCATTAATTATTTATGAACCAAAACCAAGCCCACCACCATTTAACTAGTTATGAAAGAACTTGCGTCCTTAGAGAATAAAATTAAATTAATAACTTTTGCTGGCGGCTTAATGTCGATGTACTTTGCTATCAAATCAGATATAAGAGAACTTTACACTGAAAAACGTTACGAGGTTGAACATTTGCAATATCAGATTGAAGAGATTAAAGCCGATTGTTGTGATGAAAAAAGTAAAAGTAAAAAGATAGTTTACAAAGAACAAATGGCGGTAATGCCTAGTGAAACTAAAATTGAAGCTATATTTTAATGACTGAGCGTAGGCATAACTATTTATTTAATGATATGGAATTACAATTAAAGCGTGAAACATTTACCGAACAAAGCACAATAGGTACTTTAACTATTAACGGTGTATTTGAATGTTTTATATTAGAGGATAAAGATAGAGGATTAAATGACACGCTAACTTTGGAGCAAATATTAAAAGTTAAAGTTTATGGTAAAACTGCAATACCTTATGGTCGTTATGAGATTGATTGGACTATGAGTGCTAGGTTTAAAGTGTTTATGCCTATTTTAATAAATGTAAAAGGATACTCAGGAATAAGAATTCATAAAGGCAATACCGAAGTCGATTCATTAGGCTGTTTGCTATGCGGAACTCGTAAAAAAAGCAACATGATTACTGAAAGCACACTAGCAACTAAAAATTTATACGCTAAGATTGAATCAGCTAAAAAGCAAGGGCAAAGAATTTATATAAATATTGTACGATGAAAAATATAATTGATTCTTTTAAGATGGGTAACGCTGGCTTTTCTAGTCGCAAATTAACAGCCTTTACAATTATTGCGTGTATTGTTGCTGCCCACGTTAAATGGATTAGTATGGGCGATTTAAGTATGTTGGGCGAAGTCTTTATAATAGATTATGGCTTTGTAGCTGCATTATTTGGAATGACTACTTATAGCGGTTTGAAATCTAAAGAATAAATATTATATTTATACGTTTGTTTAAATTAGGTAGGTTTCATGTCCTACCTTTTTTTTATCTAATCAATAAACCCCCTATAAAACCAATTCCAAAAGCTGCAATACCTACCTTGCGTGTTCGTTTTAATTTATTATCTAACTTAGTAATTAGTAAACTATCCTTAGTATGCCTTAAAACGTACATATTTGACTGCTCAGACATAGTTCCAACAAGTTCACTATAACTTATAAGCTGCGTTTCTTGACGTGTTATAATGCCTAAATTAAAAGAATCCATTTTTAAGCATTCTGCATTAAGCTGCTCCAAATAACTTTTGCAAGTATCGGGGGCTTGCCGGTATATTGTATCGTATTTAGTTTTATACTTTATAACAACCTTTGGGCGCAATTTTATTAAACTATCAATTATTAATGAATCCTTATTGATGTGGGTTTTAACGCTATCAATACGTTGGTCTAATACGCTAGGTGGTATTTGTGGCGGTTTATCTTTACCTTTACAAGTCATCAATAATGCCTGACAAACCAACGCTATTATAATAGTTGGCAATAATAGCTTATAGGCTATCT